ATGCTGGAACAAATGGGCGCAGCCGCGAAGGCCGCCTCTTACAAACTGGCGCTCCTTTCCAGCCGCGAGAAAAACCGTGTGCTGGAAAAAATCGCTGATTATCTGGAATCACAGTCCCAGGAAATTTTGCTCGCCAACGAGCAGGATCTGCTGGAAGCCCGTCGCAACGGTTTGAGCGAAGCGATGCTTGACCGTCTGGCGCTGACGCCGGCACGTCTGAAAGGCATTGCCGACGATGTCCGTCAGGTCTGTAATCTGGCCGATCCGGTAGGGCAGGTCATTGATGGTGGGCTGCTCGACAGCGGTTTACGTCTTGAGCGCCGCCGCGTGCCGCTCGGCGTTATCGGCGTCATTTACGAAGCCCGCCCAAACGTCACCGTTGACGTCGCCTCTCTGTGCCTGAAAACCGGTAACGCCGCTATTCTGCGCGGTGGAAAAGAGACCTGGCGCACCAACGCTGCGACGGTGAAAGTTATTCAGCAGGCGCTGGAAGAGTGTGGCTTACCGGCGGGGGCCGTACAGGCGATCGAGAGCCCAGACCGCGCGCTGGTCAACGAAATGCTGCGCATGGACAAATATATCGACATGCTGATCCCACGCGGTGGCGCAGGCCTGCACAAACTCTGCCGCGAGCAGTCGACGATTCCGGTGATCACCGGAGGTATCGGCGTGTGCCATATCGTAGTCGACGACAGCGCTGAGATTGAACCAGCGCTGAAGATTATCGTTAACGCGAAAACCCAGCGTCCAAGCACCTGTAATACGGTAGAAACGCTGCTGGTGCATCAGGATATTGCGAACACCTTCCTGCCGGCCCTGAGCAAGCAGATGGCAGAGAGCGGCGTGACGCTGCACGCTGACGCCAGTGCGCTCGCGCTGCTTAAGGATGGCCCGGCTAACGTCGTTCCCGTCAACGCGGAGCAGTACGACGACGAATTCCTGTCGCTGGATCTGAACGTGAAAGTGGTTGCGGATCTCGACGACGCCATTGCGCACATTCGTGAACACGGCACCCAGCATTCGGACGCGATCCTGACGCGCACGCTGCGCAATGCCGATCGCTTCGTGAACGAAGTGGATTCATCCGCGGTGTATGTGAATGCCTCCACCCGCTTCACCGACGGTGGACAGTTTGGTTTGGGCGCAGAAGTGGCGGTCAGTACGCAAAAACTGCACGCGCGCGGTCCAATGGGGCTGGAAGCGCTGACCACCTACAAGTGGATCGGCTTCGGTGACGATACGATTCGTGCGTAAATAATCACGGGTGATGCAAAAGTAGCCGTTTGATTCAAAAGGGCATTGACGCATCACCCGGATAGATCTAACCTTTTGCCCCGTGGTTACACTCGTAACCTGCCTCTCAAGGCCGATATAGCTCAGTTGGTAGAGCAGCGCATTCGTAATGCGAAGGTCGTAGGTTCGACTCCTATTATCGGCACCATTCTAACGTCTCCCCAAGTCTACTAAAGTTCACTGAAACCCCTTATACTCTGCGCTTTACAGCCCCTTTTAGTATTTCTACGTCTACTAAAGTTCCCTGAAATCTACGGTCATTTGGGGGTACTTATGGGGGTATTTGCTGTTCGGTCTAGAGGAGGTACCCCCAAATGAAACTAAACGCCCGGCAGGTGGACACCGCCAAACCTAAAGATAAGCCTTACAAGCTGGCTGATGGTGGTGGTTTGTATCTCCTGATTAAACCTAATGGCGGCAAATACTGGCGGCTCAAGTATCGTGTAGCCGGCAAAGAGAAGCTGTTAGCGCTGGGTGTGTATCCTGAAGTCACATTGGCCGATGCTCGGGCAAAACGTGAAGAAGCCAAAAGGGGTATCGCTGGGGGTATCGATCCTGTGGAAGCGAAACGGGAAGAGAAGATCGCCCGTGAAACGCAGTTAAACAACACCTTCAAAGATATTGCCTTTGAGTGGCACAGCAGCAAACTAAAAAAATGGTCTGCTGGGTATGCTTCAGACATCCTGGAGGCTTTCAACAAAGATGTGTTCCCTTACATTGGCAAAAAACCAATAGCCGATATCAAACCGCTTGAACTGTTGAATGTGCTGCGGCGCATTGAGGGGCGCGGCGCTACAGAAAAGGCCAAAAAAGTTAGGCAGCGCTGCGGGGAAGTTTTCCGTTACGCAATAGTCACCGGCCGTGCTGAGTATAACCCCGCTCCGGATCTCACCAGCGCCATGCAAGGGCATGAGTCCAATCACTACCCTTTCCTCACACCGAAAGAATTGCCTGATTTCTTCAAGGCGTTGTCAGGATATACAGGAAGCGCTTTAGTAGTTTTGGCCGCTCGCCTGCTGATTATCACCGGCTTGCGTACCGGCGAACTCCGCGGGGCATTTTGGGATGAAATCAATATCAGTAAGGCGGTCTGGGAAATACCAGCCTCACGCATGAAAATGCGTCGCCCTCATGTGGTGCCGTTGTCCAGGCAAGCTCTTACGCTTATTGGCCAGCTCCAAGAGCTAACAGGCAATTACCCGCTTATGTTCCCTGGCCGTAACGATCCGCGAAAAACAATGAGTGAAGCCAGCATAAACCAAGTCTTTAAGCGGATTGGCTATGACGGAAAAGTCACCGGGCACGGTTTCCGGCACACCATGAGTACCATCCTGCACGAACAGGGCTACAACACCGCGTGGATAGAAACGCAGCTGGCACACGTCGACAAAAACTCTATTCGAGGAACGTACAACCACGCTCAGTACATAGAAGGCCGGCGTGAAATGCTTCAGTGGTATGCCGACTATATGGAAGCGTTGGAAAACGGCGAAAATGTAGTGCATGGAAGGTTTGGGAAAAGCGCTTAACTGTATGTATAGACAGTGCTAATTGACAGTAGTAGACTTCGGTAGACGAACAAAGAATAGGCTATGTCTAGGTTGATCCCCGAAAATCCGTACACCTCTACGGACTGACATAGCTGCTAAATCAAATGAGGGCGTGGGGTGACGTATGCTTAATTTGCCAGTCCATTTTGGACGTTTGCGAATTGTTTCTTTAGATCAAGCCGCATTGGTTATGGCTGGGTTATCTGAAAAAGTTGATAGTGTACAAAAGGCAATTGATGGTAATTACGTTGGACATGAGGCTGCTTCTATTTATAAAGAAACAATCATACAGGCTATCCAATTAAAAGAATTGAAACCCTTACAAGCATATAAACTTGCTGACTCTCATTATGGTCTTCCAGATGGTGTAAGTTTGAAGGTCGATATTGATTCAATAACATTAGACACACCTTTAGTTGATGCAACTTTTCTCGCAAAAGAAATTTGGCCATGGGTAATTAACGAACTTGAAGAAGATTTGACAATTTTCGAAACTCACCCATCAGAGTTGGGCGTTCCTCTTCAGAAAGAGGAATTGCAAGAACCAAAGCAATGGGGCAATTTTGCCGGTAAAGACACAGCACTGAAGTTGATAGCAGGAATGGCAATTGCTCTCGAGAAAAGTCAGGGGAAATATCTACGCGGTGGTAAATTAAACAAATCGGAGGTGGCAAGGACTGCGACGAAACTGATTAATGACCATGGAGACGGTATCGACGTAACCAGTAAGGCACTGATAATGTTGATAGATGAAGCACTTGAGCTTCACGCTTCCAAAATCTCGAAGTAAAGACTTCCAAAACTGACGCCGCACTTCCAAACCTCGTTTTACAGGTTCTAAAAACCTGTAAAACCGATCCATTCACGCAGTTGTCACTTCCAATTAAAATCGTACCGACTTCCACACAGCCAATTTGATATCTGGTTAAATTTATCTCGTACACCACAATAGACGTTACGAGGTAAATATGTCTCACTCTTTAATCAGATTAGCAGAAGTACAAAGACGCACTGGATACAGCAAGGCTTGGATCTATCGTCTTCTTAAAGACAATCGTTTTCCTAAATCCGTCAAGATTGGTTCCCGAGCTATCGCCTTTGTTGAAAGTGAAGTTGAAGATTGGATCAGCCAGCGTATCGAAGAACGTGATGCATTAATTTCCACAAAACCTCAACTGTAACTTAGCCCGGGAAATTTATTATGACTAACAAAAATGCCCTGGCCGGGCAGGGTTTCGCTCAACCTGAAAACAGCAGCGATGATATTTCGGTCATTAAATTTGAGGCCGCGAAAGTCCGTATTGTTAAGATCAACGGTGAACCGTGGTTCGTTGCAAAAGATGTTTGCGCGGCGCTGGAACTATCCAATTCGCGCATGGCGTTACAGGCTCTGGATGATGACGAGAGAAATACCGTAACTTTAACTTACGGTATTCGCGGGAACCCAAATCATAGCGCTGTCTCTGAATCTGGTTTCTACAAGCTGATCGCCCGCAGCCGTAAAGCTATTACGCCGGGCACATTCGCCCATCGTTTCAGTAATTGGGTATTTCGCGAGGTTATCCCTTCTATCCGCAAAACTGGCTCTTATGGTGTGCCGTTCGCGTTCCTGAACGACTTTAGCCGGCGCATGGCGGCTTATCAGCAAGAGGCCAGCAAACGCGGGTATAAGTTGCAGCAGTGTAAGGGGGCAAAAGAAGCTCTTGAACAAGAGGAGATTCAGCTGTGGCGTAAGTATCAACCCGAGTTACTGAAGGAAAATAGCGATGAATAAAAAGGCAGGAAGAAGCCGGGATTATTACCCGGCTCAAAGGCTGATGGATCAGCCTTTAGGCTCTATGCCTTGTTTACGGAGCTCAGCGCGGGCAAGTTCCTTCATCCAATTACCAAGGCTCATACCTGCGCGCTCAGCTGCTTCATTCAATTGCTGGCGCAATTCTGGATTAATTCGAATCTGGAAAGTAGGCGACCAGCCCTCACCCTTAGGTGTTTTATCTCGTTTTGCAGTTGACACGTACGTACATAACCTCATAGTATGGTTTTTGTTATGTACGTACGTTAGCACGGCGTACATTGAAAAGACAACGCCCCAGACTGTTGGAGCAGTACCGGGGCGTCTAACCAAAACGTTAGTTGAGGTAACATTATGGCTTGCACTAAGTCTACCCAAACACGCCTTGAATTTACATGGCGTTTTCTCACCTTGGGCGAATTCACTAATCAGATCGTCAATGTTACTGCTTCCACCGAGCGCGAAGCGCGCGAAAAAACGCCCGCAGGATGTGTCTGTATTCTGGCGTGTCGTTTTCGCGTTGAGGAGGTGCAGCATGTTTAACCTCCAGACCCTGACAGCAAAAGCCCGCGCGCTGCGCGGCAACGTGGTAAAAGCCACTACCACGAAGGGCACCCGCACCATGACCCCCGTTTACGAACGGGAAGAACAGCGCAAACTGCGCGAACGCATCCAGCAGACCCAGCCAGACTGGGTTTTACTCTGGTGGGATATTGCGACCGTTACCGGCTGGCGTACCAGCGACGTGTGCAACTTCCGTTACTCCTGCATCAACTGGGAAACCGGCATAGTAACAATTATCGTAGCGAAGCAGACCAAAGCAGCAGAAGCCAGAGCGACCCGGAAGGGGATCGAGATTGTTCGCCAGCATCGTAAGGACGCTGCCCGGCTTGCTGGCGATCACATTGGGTACATGCACTGGGATAGCGTGAGCTGCGACGAGCTGGCCGCCGGCATGACGGAAGAAGAACAGGCGATCGTGTTTGAGCTGGTGGCAAAGGCTGAAGTTAAGCACGATACCAAACAGCTGCCGCCGGGCATCATCAAACGACTGCGTGAACGCATGGAGCGCAATCTTATCGGTGACGACCTGGTATTTTCCCGCAGCCAGATTGAAAGTAACCGTTGCCAGTCTCTGGAAGGTAGCGTGAGCCGCCAGACGATCTGGAAGAAACTGCACAACGTAATGGTGTGGTTTACCCGCGTAGTAAACACACGTCTGCGCCTGAGCGCCTACTCCAGCCGCAAAATCGCCGCCTTTAATCTCATGTCCGCCGGCGGTGAACAGGGTTTGCTGGTCGCCTCTGAAATGCTCGGGCACAGTAACCCGGCAATCACCCGAACTTATCTCCAGTTAGGCAGTAAAGCCTCCGCTATACAGTGCCGTCTGGCTATGGAGGTATCAGAGTGAATATTGATCTCTTCCATAAACAGCCCGGAGAGACAGCGGCTGACACTGTGTTAACCAATGAACATCCATACCCGGTTACGTTTACGCTTTCTGAACGCACATCTGAGCGATTAAATCGCGCACGATATGGTTTAGCACACGTTATGACTGAATTACTGCCAGCGCTGGATAAAGAAAATCGTGAAGAGTTGTACTGCTGGCTGGATAAAATTCTACTGATTATTGACGTGACATTGCTGGATGCGGAGGGAAAGGCATGAACCCTGTTTACGATCTAATTCGCCGGTCAGACCGCAAAAACGTATTCAGTTTTCCTGCCGGCGGCCGCTATCTGGTGGACACGTCAAATGGTCTGCAGTCGATGCGCCCCCTTATGGACGACGAGATCATTTTTACGGTGGAGAGTGCCGCGCGCTTTCTGAAGAAAATTGGTTATCAGGTAATCCCGCCAGCGGCGTGAGGTAAAAAATATGACGATTAAAGATTCCGGCTTAGCTGCTGGTGGCCGCGATCACCCTGAAATCAGGCCGGGCGATAAATGGAAGGACAGCCGCGGCAACCTGGTAATTATCGAAAGTTACCGATTCGACAGTGTGACATTTTGCCGTGAGGGGTATGCCTCGCCGTGTATTTGTTCGCCTGAAAGACTGACGCGGGAATTTACGTTTGTATCTTCTGCGCCGAACGCTGGCGGGAAAGATATCGATCGGATTATGCGGGTACAGGGAGTGGAACGAATTCGGGTTATGCGCGAAATCATCAGGGAGCGGGGGAATACAAAATGAAGAATGCACCAAACGTGAAAAAGCTGCCGGCGGATCTCATGGAAGAGGCCATTATCTTTGCCGGCGCTGATGCCTGGACGTTCGCCAAAGCCTGGCAGGAGACGAACCCGATAGGCGACACGGTGCCGCCAGTGGTACTGGATAAGAAGCAGCTGGCAGAACTCGAGAATATCCGCATTGTTGACGATGGACGCCGTTACGCCCGAGTGTGCCGTGGCGGTCACCTCACCGAACGTCAGGCGACCGTTATCGCGACAAAACTTGCACTGGCAGGTGTTGAGCGCGCGCAGCTCTATTCCGAAGGGTATGAACAGCTGGAGGACTGGACGGCGCAGCTGCCGCGCCTCAAAGCCGATGCGGAAGCCGGTAAAAGCATGGTTATCGACCGTCCACGCATAGAGGTCAATCTTCGGGATCTGGCTGATAACGAAAAGGCACTTATTCTGGCCGCACGTTTTACCGGTATCGCGATCCATGAGAACAGCGAAGGGGTTTACGTCTACCGCGCCGGTATCTGGGAAAAGACGTCGATGCTCGAGCTGAGCCGCGAAATGGTGGCTATCTACAACGAGAACAAAACCAACTTCAGCAAGCGCGCGATTAACAACGTTATCGACGCACTGAAAATCGTTATTCCGGTCATGGGGGAGCCGCGGCGCAGTCTGATCCCCTTCAGCAACGGCGTTTACGATATGGAAAGCGGCGTGTTCTCCGAACACAGCCAGGACAACTGGCTTACCAATCATAACGGTGTGACCTATACGCCAGCAGCACCAGGAGAAAACCTCAGTGACCACGCGCCGAACTTCCATAAATGGCTAAGTTACGCATCAGATAGAGACGCAATTAAGATGCAGCGCATCGCTGCAGCGCTCTTTATGGTGCTGGCGAACCGGTACGACTGGCAGCTTTTTCTCGAGATAACCGGGGAAGGCGGCAGCGGGAAAAGCGTCTTCACCCATATCGCCACGATGCTGGCCGGGGCACACAACACCGCCAGCGGGAACATGGCGGCGCTCGACAGCGCGAGGGGGCGAGCGCAGTTCGTCGGCAAGAGCATGATAACCCTTCCAGACCAGCCCAAATATTCAGGAGAGGGCACCGGGATAAAGGCGATCACCGGCGGGGATGCCGTAGAGATCGACCCAAAGCACGAACACCAGTACACCGCTGTGTTGAGGGCGGTGGTTGTGGCCACGAACAACACGCCGATGATTTTCACCGAACGTGCCGGCGGCGTTTCCCGGCGCCGCGTAATTTTCCAGTTTAACCGGCGCGTCAGTGAGGAGGATAAGGATCCAGACCTGGCTGAAAAGATATCTGCTGAAATTCCTGTAGTGGTTCGCCGGCTGCTGGCAACCTTTTCGAACCCGGAAAAGGCTCGTGTGCTTCTGCTGGAGCAACGGAACAGCGAAGAAGCACTGGAGGTGAAACAGAAAACGGATCCGCTGTATGCCTTCTGCGCTCACCTTGAGCGGCTGGCTGATTGTGCGGGAATGATGGTAGGAAACCGCAATCCGCCTCACTATCCGCGAATTTACCTCTATCACGCTTATCTGGCATTTCTGGAGGCCAATGGATTCGACAAGCCGCTGACGCTGAATAAATTCGCAGAGGGGATGGAAAGCGCGATGCGGGAGTTTAATCACGAGTACCGTAAGGAACGGAGAGCCCGTGGCATGGTGACTAATGTTGAACTTTCGGAAAGTGCGGAAGACTGGTTACCTCAAACGCATCCTGTAGCCGGTCATAAAGAATGAAGTTCAGATAAATATGGAGAAAGGTATACATGGTATACATCGAAATAATAATTTATATATAAATCAGTGAAATAAACCATGTATACCTTGTTTTCAGGTATACACAGGGTGTACATGGTGTTCATTCTCTCATTAATCATCTGATAGTTTATTAAACAGAATGATGTATACCGTGTAGACCTGAAATCCCAAAATGTAGGCTGGTGTTCATAGGTTAATATATTGTTTTATAAGCAATTTAGTGCCTTTATGAACACCGTGTATACCTTGAGGGCAAATTCTTTAAAACGCATCCACTCTTTTCAAGTTGTAGACCCCTGCTATTTCATTAATATCGTTTCAAAAATCGCAATTTATTATTTGATTGTTGCGATTAATGAAACTTTAACGATCGCTTTAACATGGGGCATCATGAGCAAGGTTAACGTTAAGCCCGTTCTGCTGAACGGGGAGCAGATTCAGGCTCTGAAAACCATCCAGGAGAGGGAGCGCCAGAAGTCGGGCATGGGGATCGCGCCGTCAATCCATGCTGTTGCACGCAAGGTATTTGATGCAGGGCTATCAAAAATGGAGGCTGGCCAGTGAGCTACTCAATCAAAATAGGGAAACACAGCATTGAGCTGGCGGGTTATGCCGGTAAGGTTGTTGCACCCAATAGTCAGATGGAAGCTTTATTCCGCGGTATGGCCAGCGAACTGACTAACCTGCGTGTCACGGCGCAGCAGGCAGAAGCAGAAGCGGATTTGCTGGACGTTATCCGCAACGACCCGGATTTGAACGAGCAGGCAAAAAACCGCAGGGCAGGTGAAGCCAAAAATCCAGACACACTAAAAGCGTTCACGCGCGGAGCCGCAGCAGTAAGTGATCAGGCCTCAAACATTCTCGATTACCTGATGAACAAGCTGGCACCGGTTAAACCACTGGCCTCTGATGATGTTCAGGGTTTCATGCGTGATAACGAAATGCGCCTCGCATTTGCCAGACTCGATCGCCGCAATCAGGAAAAGATGCTGCTGTCGATGCACGGAGGAAAGCATCAGGAGCTTTCTGATGCACTGCTACGGGCTCACGCTGTCTGTTCTGGACTCGATACGGAGCAGCTAAAGCGTCTCGCCTTTTCCCGAATCACGTCTGAGAACGGGCAGGTTATTACTGCGGTTGCCGATCTGGTCGACGCAGTAAGGAAAGACGTTACACAAATTACAGCTGTACGAACCTGGTATAACAATCTCGTTTACGGTAAGAACGACGATCCGTCAGACGTTCAGCCACGTATGACCGGCCTTGACCAGTTAAGCGAACATGTCAGCGCGATGCTCAAAGGCAACCAGCGCCAGACACATTCAGAAGAGAAGCAGGCCGCCTGAGGGCGGCTTTTTTCTGCCCGGAGGGAACCCCAGGATGCTGTTAAGTAAATCAGCCTACGCCAGGCATATGGGCGTCAGCCGGCAAACTGTTTACGGCTGGATAGCCCGCGGTGAAATTGTAATTTCAGGCGATAAAGTGGATGTTGACGCATCGCAGGCTAAACAAAATTCTGCTGGTGCTGGCAAACACGAGACTGAAATGACGTGGTCGGAGGCCGCCGCATGGGTATGGGAGCATGACGGCGGGAAAGAGCTGCCGGCAGATATTGATGCTGGCCAGCGGATAGAGGCAGCAGCCGCTGAGCTGGGTTTTGATGTTCAGCACGAGCCCGAAGAGCAACTGCTGATTCTCTTCCGGCTGAATGAAGAAACCCACAGCTTCTATGGCAAAGCCCGTGCAGCGGGCGCTTTACGCTTTCTTCGTTCTGAACTGGCCTACGTTGCCACAATGCACCCCGATACGCCGGATGACTGGAACAAAACTGGTTTAATGTCACTCTGCCTGCTGGACGGCGAAAAACTGTAAACCCCCAGCCCCTCAGACTTGACACTTTTTCGCGAGAAACAGGGAAAAGTGTCAACCCAACCTAACGGATCCTGACGCCCACGAACAGCAGCTGCAGCAGAAGTGTAAAGGGCTGGCGTTGAGCTTTGTTGAGCCCGGCGGTTAGCTTTTGTTAGTCCTGATGCGAAGCATGGCAGGTGTGACCCTGCTATGCCGCACTAGGAAAAACTAGGGGTAAAGTGTCAACCGCTACAGAAAACTTCAGGTACAGAGCGTTGGCAGTACCTGTCAAAACTTGTCACCCGCCGGCCCCGCTAGGAGGATTCGACGTTATGTACATGCTAAGTTACAGTTGTGATGAAGTGTTAATCACATTGCCAACTAAGCTTTTGGACAGAATATGGACATACATTTTGCATGAATAACCGGTTAAATTTTGATAAGTTAGTTCACAAAGCATCGAAAATGTTGGGGCAGATCAAAAGCCAAGATTAATGTGGCCGTATGTTTCCATGCTCCACTTTCGCTGATAAATGTTTAAGGCTAAGATGCTACTAACAGCATTTCGCTAATGGAGATTTTTATGTCTTTACTTGATAATGATAACGATATTTTTGAAATAGAAGATGAAACATATCCAATTGATGAATTCGAATTAACAACTACTCCCAACGATTTTAACATGTTGACTATAATAAGTTTTATTAGGTCGAAAGTGTTTAAGATTCCCTCTTTTCAACGGCACTTTGTTTGGGATATAAAGAAATCCTCAAAGCTAATCGAGTCGCTGTTAATAGGCTTGCCAATCCCACAGATTTTTCTCTATGAAAAAGGGAAGAATGAGTTTTTAGTAATTGATGGGCAACAGCGTTTAATGTCACTATATTATTTCTTTAGTGGTAGATTCCCTAAGATGGAAAAAAGATCTGAATTAAGGAAGATTTTTGATAAGCATGGATATATACCAGATGAAATTCTGGCTGATGATGATTATTTTGTAAAGTTTAATCTTAAACTTGATGGTATTGTCGATGGTCAGTTAAATAAATTCAATGGAAGAAATTACGACACTTTAGGTGAGTTTCAAACGACGTTGAATCTCGCAACCATTCGAAACATGATTATAAGACCTGTTGCCCCGGACTCTGAAGATGGAGCAATGTTTGAAATTTTTAACCGTTTGAATAGTGGTGGTGTAAATCTTGCTCCGCAAGAAATTCGAATGAGTTTATATCATTCCGAATTTTTAGAGATGCTTTTAAACTTAAATGAGCATCCGCATTGGCGATTAATATTAGCTAAAAAAGTCATTGACGTACGATTAAATGATGTAGAAGCGTTATTACGTTCCTTTGCGATGGCTATATACCTTGATAACTATAAAAGCTCTGTAAATGGATTCCTGAATAATTTTTCGAATGCTACGAAAAGCTTCCCCTCTCATTACATTGCATTTTATCAGGACTTATGGCGTGCCTTTATGGATGCCTGCTCCGATCTCAATGAAGAAAGTTTTAGAACAGGAGGAAGCCGGCTCAGTATCACACTCTTCGAATCTGTTTTTTCAGCTAGTGTTGAAGAATCACTACGTTCAGGGCAAATTGATATCAAAAAGATATCCCCTGCTTATATCGAACGTTTGAAATCTGATGCCGCCTTCATAGGCTATAGTACAGGAAAAACTACTAGAGGTGAGTTCGTTAGGGGACGAATTAAAAGGGCCAAAGAAATTCTCAAGGAGTTTTAAATGAACGAAATGGGGAAGCAGGCAATTGATAGTTTATACACGGATTTTGTAGAAAACTATGGGAGACTCATTGAAATTGGCGAAGTAAGCTTCGCCAACTCTTATAAATCTCAGTTTGCTAAAGTGATTCTTCTGGCATGCGCCAGCTATTTTGAATCAGCAACAACACTTGTAATTCACTCAATGTTAAACCCAACACGTTGCAATATAACAAGACAATTCATTGAAAATAAGGCTTTGAGTAGACAATATCACGCTCTTTTTGATTGGAATAATCGCTCTGTAAACAAGTTTTTTGCATTTTTCGGTGCGGAGTTTAAAGCTTTCATGGCTGCAAAGATAAGGCAAGATGCTGATATAAAAAGAAGTATAGATAATTTCCTTGAGTTAGGGGATTTACGAAACCAGTTAGCTCATGAAAACTATGCCTTATTTAGATTGAATCTTACCCCTGAAGAAATTTATGAAAAATTTAATAATGCCCATACATTTATAGATAATTTAAATGGTTATATGAATGAATATAAGGAAGCGTTACAGGCTCAGTTGGCTCAAGAGCCATAATGGCTATTCCAGAAAGTAATAGAGTTTAATAAATAGATTTATATAGTTTTTAACGTTTGCATGGAATTAAGGGGAGTCTGATGAAAGCTGTAGATTTAATAAAAAAAATGGAATTGTACGTACACTCTGCACTTTACGCTTGCGAATTATCAATTGCTGCTGGAGCTGCTATGTCCTTCTCAAAGGAAAAATGGAATGTTGGGCCTAGTTTGCATAGTGCTGCAAATCGACCACAATTAAACAATAAAATACTTCCTTTGACACTGAAAACATCTGATATATTCCAACTTGCATTGCATGTAATGAATGATCTTAAAGTTCCGCAGAAAGAAAAAAATGGTGGTCGTCGAATGTTTAATATCAACGACTTAACTCCTCCAGATGAGATAATGTCTGCACAAACTATACTTTATCTTTTTTGCTTGTTAGAGGAATACGAATTTCTTACTTATGAGAACGCACTTACATCAAATCTAAGTAGGGTGTGTCATAGTGATCAGTACACCCTGAAAAATCTAGAGGAATTAGGGGTTGAAGGAGTAAAGAAAAAAAGTATTGAAAGGCATATGGCTACATATCAATTTTCAGCATGCCGAAAAAGAATTAAGTATTGGGGTAAAATGGGGCTAAAAGAGTTACCAGAGGGCAAAATCGCTCTATACGAGCAAATTTCAAAAAGAAGAAATGAATTAACGCATTTATCTACACCAACCCCTGCATCAAGATTTGAGGCAGTAAATTTTTATTTAGTTTGCCGAAATTTAGTGCGTGATATAGCAATATCTTTCGCAGATGAGAGTATCAATGAACTTGATATTGAATGGGATATTTGGAGTGAACTTGAACATGATGTACAAAATGATAGTTTAGTTCATGACTTAGCAAAAGTTATAAACAATAATCAAAATCATAGTTAGATTGAAATTTAAAGTTTTGCTTTGCCCACTTTACAGCGCTTGAGCTTATGTTTTTATGAACTAAAGCTTGTGTAGCATGTCCTGCCAGCTGTTAATATCATTTAGAAGGTTTATGCAGAGCGTTACGGGGGTACTTTTGGGGGTATCTGATTGGGTAAGGCATATAAAATACATTAAATTCAATTGGTTAATTGGCGTTTTTTATTCCTATTATCGGCACTCACACAACAAAATCCTTTAAAAATAATGGCTTAAGGCGATTTTCGTTCTCAAGATACAATCTTTTTTTAAGGGATTCTATGACCAACAGTTGCCGCTATGGTTAACAGTGGCTATTCAGGGAAGTTAGCACGTAGCGGCCTGTAGTTGTAAAGCTCGAACAGGTACAAAGCGTGAAGGGTCTACACGAATCGCTATCAACTCGAAGCTGATGACGCTGCCAACGTCTCTAAATCCTCCCGAAACTGATTGATCACACGCATTTAAGCCCGATGTGCGGCCTTGTGGCTGCGTAAACAGGTGAATAGTGGTAATGCCCCGGTAGCTACAGATCCGGCTCTGCCAGCGCTTCGCTCACGCTCCGAAAGGTACACGAGCACCCTGATAAGGTGTGATCCCTCTGACAATCTGATTTGGTCACTGGTGACTTTCGCAAAGCGAAACCAACTAGGTTGGCCTGATGAAGTCGTTACGCTCCGCTTGTTGCTTGTACCACTAACGGGGCTTTATGGCTTCTATTGTCTGAAGTTAAATGTATATCATTAGGAAAAGTGCGGGAGACATAGCTCCCGCACTCATGGCTGTTAAGGTAAGTATCTGAGGATTTCAGCAGCCCAGTTTCTTCGATGAATTACTCTGGCGCGGTGCAAATTTCCATCTAATATCTCAGCTTTAGTTAGCTGGGATAATTGTTGCCAATCGTTGTTAAAAATATAGGTTGCGTTGTTACATTGCGAGCTTTCCAATACGTAGGTATTGTGATTGGGAAACCCAAAAATTACATATCCCTGGAAGCCAGCTCTTCCGACAGCAACAAAATCAGGTTCCTTACTGTTAATGAGTTCAAGTCTACCCTCTACAACAGCAGCATTTCCTTTTCCTCTCGGTTTGATAGCTGACATAATTTGCGAACCAATGGTGGTCCAAGGATATTGTCCTTGAGGGAGGAGACTCCAGTTTAGTTTTATAGATTGAGTAGTAACGATAGTGTTGAGATCTTCGTCAACAACTTCGCAAAGACCAAATAACTCTAAAAACAAGTTAACGCAATGTGTTACAAGGTCTTTGTTTTCTTCTGTCAAAGTCAACTTAGGTGAAATCACTAGCTTTTGACCATTCAAGTTCTCAACAATTTTCAACTCGATACTTGGTGGTGGAGTGAAAATCCTCTGGTAACGTTGATACTCCATTTCTCGAGTCTCAGTGACCTCTTCAGTCTCGCCTCTACCAACCCATTTTTTCCATGTCCATGATACCTGCCGATAAGCTGTTTCTTTAGGCAACGTTTTGTCTGGCACTGATTTCCCGTTGGCGTTGAAGCGAGTTATTGCACCAACGATGTGAGGAAGAACTTCCTCTCCAAGAGATTGGTTAGCAGTGAACCCAATTGATTGCCCCTTTTGTTGGCTTGGCAGTGCATGAGCGATAAATACATCTCTGCCATCAAAAACAGTGATGTAGTTGTTGATGTTTCTAATTCGCTTCTTCTGAATAAGCAT